ACTTCTACGGAAGCTGCATTGGGTGATGTCATAGCCCAGTGCTCGAATGCTCTTGTCCATCTCGATGAATATAAGAATTCCATCGAGCTTCAGCGACGCGAGATACTGAAAGGTCTCTATGACGGGGTTGGCCGTACACGCATGAACATGGACCGCGACAAGAAGCGTCAGACCACAGCGGTTGACTGCGGAATCATCTTGTCAGGTCAGGAGATGCCGACAATCGACATCGCAATCTTCTCCCGTCTGCTGTTCTGTACGTTCAATAAATCGGAATTCTCTCCGGAGGCTAAACGTCGTTTCGACGAACTTAAGCAGATGCGTGATGCCGGATGCTCTCATCTTGTATTGCAATTACTCAAGCATCGCAAGAGGTTTGAGGCGGAGTTCCCTTCCTACTATAAGATGGCACTGACAGATGTCCTCGACGGTCTTGCCGGAGCTCCCGTTGAAGACCGTATCCTTCGCAATTGGGTGATACCTCTGTCGGCTTTCAGGACTCTTCAGCCGGTCATAGATGTCAGCTTCGATTATGCCGACATGCTTTCAATCTGTATTGCTGCAATCAAGCGTCAGGATTCGGAATGCAAGTCGACGAACGAGATTTCAGCATTCTGGCAGGCGGTCGACTTTCTCCATCAGAACGGGGAGATATTTTTTGGATCCGACTACCGTATCAAGTATGAGAAATCATTCTCCGGACGCGGTTTGGCCGACAAGATCGTGTGGCCTGTGGCGCGACCTGTGCTTTATCTGTCGACAAAGCGCGTGATGATGCTCTATAAGAAAAACGGTAAGGCGGTCGGCGACACCACCCTCCCGGTCGAATCTCTAAGATTCTATCTGGAGAACTCCAAGGAATATCTTGGATTCAAAAATGCTGTCCGTTTTCAAAATTATTCAAACCCTCGAGAGGCTACCGTTCCTGTGCCATCAGGTCCGGGTGTTACCGGTGTCCGGCAGACATCGCGCGTCGACTGGGCGCTTGCCTTCGACTATCTTGCTTTGAAGGAGGCTTACAATATTAACCTCGAAGTCGATGTCACAGCCGATGACGAGGCGGAAGAATAAGATACTAACTTACTAATTACAATAATTGGATCATGAACAAGGAATTATTTATCTCGACCGTGAACGGCATTGATATTTATGCCGTGAAAGACGACAAATCAAATTTTTATGTGCCTGTCAAACCGATTTGCACTGCTATTGGAGTGGATGCTGAAGGACAGCGTCAACGAATCGAACGCCATTACATTTTAAGTTCAACTGCCTTTACCTTAAAGGTAGTTGCTGCCGATGGAAAAGTCAGGGAAATGCTTTGCCTTCCTTTGGAATATATCTATGGATGGCTGTTCACGATAGATGCAAATATGGTGACTGAATCCAAAAGAGACCAGGTTGCCGATTTTCAACGTGAGTGTTATGATGCCCTCTATCAGCATTTCACCGGTTCCCTACGCGAACAGATTGAATCCAATGAGGAGGAGATTGTTGCTCTCAGAGCGGTTAACGAGGCTATCGTAAATGAGAAGGAGGCTAAAGTACGTCGACGCAGTGCCGAGGAGCATCTTGCACGGATAAGAGCGCAGAGGCTTGACAGTCACCCAAGATTGAAATTATAATATATGCTGAAAGATGAATAGACCATTTAAATTTAGAGGCAAAGACATCCATACCGGTGTGTGGCTATATGGTGATTTGGTGCACTCTGCGGATGGCAAACGTACTGCTATATTGGTGAATGACCGTAACAGTTATGATGAATGTGAGGTGCAGCCCGAATCCATCGGCCAGTTCACCGGCCATAAAGACTGCAATGGATCTGAGATCTATGAGGATGATATTGTCTTCATCCGTGTCCGTTCGCACTTGGCTTGCATTCATTGGGACCATAAGTTTTCAGGCTTCATTATTGATTGGGGCAGTGCTTATACCTCACTCTCCTTCGCTATGGCGGGTAAGGCTCTCACAGTGGTAGGAAATAAACTTGACAATTCCGAACTTCTCAACTGATAAGATAACAAATAAATGATTTACTGCATTACCCTCATTATTGTAGTGGCTCTCGTCTGTGCCACACGTCTTTATCCGTTGTGGTTGCGTCATGACTGTCGGCGTTATCGTAAACTCATGGCCATCATGCAAGAGCAACGAAAGGAAAACATTGAATTGCGCAAAGAACTGAAACAGACTTATGACGAATGGCTCAATGATTTTGGCGATCGTCAGAAACAAGTCAACGAAATTTTCGACAAGCTCTTCGAAATCACAAGTAAATTATCTTTTTAAATTGATTTATATATGATGAAATTTATCCAATGCGGTCCGACCGGTTCTGATGCGACCGCCCCTTATGATGTCATTCTTGATCGTCCGTATACTGTCAAAGACCTCGTCTGTGAAATTTTGACTAAGCATGAATGGGGAGAAATACGCTTGCCCGGTTACACGTTTAAATACCGAGGTAGCTCCTGCGATGCCATGCCTCCGGATCTATTACAGATGCAAATCCGTGAAGTAAAGGCCTCCGGAGGATATGGGGATATGAATTACTATATTAAGACAAGTGTAAAGACCACTGTCCTTCCTATAATCGACCCCTCGACACTGAGCAAGGAACAGAGGGAGAGAATCAAGACTGAATATAATAAGTGTGTACCAAAAAGTAAAGATGATAAGAAGTGCATTATGAGCTTTATCTTCAGGGGCTTATTTATATGGCTTTTTGGCGAAGAGTTTTTTGACTAAGAACAATAAATTACTATATCTGAATTATGGACAAATTTGAAATTTCTAAATCATCCGAGGTCAAAACTCTTATTCTGACCCCTCTTGAAGACCTGGAGGTTTGGGCTAAGGACTTTTGTGAGACCGATGGCTTTAATAAAGCACTATCTATGGTTAAGAAAGTAGCTTTCCGTTCGTATGTAAAGCCGAAAGATGCGGTCAAAGTATTAACCAAGTTGATGGTGCGGTGCGACCGTATGATGGCAGAAACAGATCTTAAATGGGTAGAAGATTACGAAAAGTGTTTCTACTGTAGATATATTAGATGTGTACATGAAGACGGTTATATTGGACATGACATAACCATCAATATTGTCCTTCATGGTCAGTTCGCTGCTGGGTAATTAAATAAAAAGCAATGACTGTTCTAAGAGACTTGGATCGTGAGGCTAAGATGATGAATCGAATTAGACGTAAAAAGAAAAAAGATTGAGACTTTTCCCCTCAATAAATTCTTCACTGAAATTATTCCTCCCGCACAACAACGCCCGGATTCCCCATGCGGAGAACCCGGGCGTTTGCGTCTGCCTCTATGGCGTCAAACAAAGAGATAATCTGCGGACGCTTTTCCTTTTCATACCCGTTGCGTAAGCGTGGCTATCTGGAGGCCTATATCATTGAGGGCACCGAGGAACGTGGCCTCCTCCTCCGGTGTGAACGATGCCGGTTTGCCGTTCACCATTTGGCCTTTTACCCGCTGATACAGCCACTGGCGTGTCTTGCCGAAGTAGTGGCGGGCTATGTAGGCAAGGTTGATCACCTCCGAAAGATTTCCGAGGCGCTGATGCATGGTGTATTCGCCCACCTTCTTCTCGATGTTGTCAAGATGTGAGTCGGCCGACTTTATCAGATAGGCGATGGCCTCGTTCATCTCGTCGATCTTGCCCTCTGATTTCGCTTCAGCGGTTATGTCCTTAAGATACTGGTCGGCCATCGGATCATTGTTGGCCACCATCTGTTTCCATTTATCAATTCTTTGCTTCATACTCATCGTTTTTAAAGGAGAGGGGATTTATCCCCCCTCCATATTGGTTCTACTTTTTTCCAAACTCTTCAAGAAGCTGTTCCAGATATTTCTTTCTGTCAAGCAGGTTATCAAGGGCTTGGTTGATTTCTCTGGTGGGCTTGGCCCCCATCTGCAGGATGAAGCTGATTTTCTCAAGCTCCATTTTTACGGCAAGTAGTTCGCTTGCCCAATACTCAAGTAATGCTTGTTTGTCCATTATGTGAATTATCTCTTTTGTTTGACACTACAAAGATAATACACTTTTGTGAATTAAACAAATTTCAGAGTAAAAAAATTCACAAAAGTGTATCGACGGCAACGGTGGTGCCGGAGGCTTTACTCCGGAAGAGGCCAAGCAGCTCAAAGGCGCGCTCTGTGATTTGTCTGACCGCATACGTCGCGCAGCCGATTCAATCTGACATTAGCCTTGTTTAATTTGACACTGTCCGTCAAGGCCGGACACACCGCCCACGGCTCTCAGCTGTGGGCTTTTTTATTCATTTATGTTGCGGATGTGGAAGTTTGAAGGTATATTTGCAGTATTAAATTTAGTCTAAATTTTAAACTGGATATATCATGGATGCTATTGTCATTTATATTTTTGTATTCATAGGTCTTGTAGTGCTCATCACTTCCGTTGTTAATGTTGCTCAAGCTCAAGAACAAAATGAGATGGAGAGTCAGATACGAAATAATACTTTTAATTGTTCCCATTCCTTAGATCAGGACAAATCCGAATCCTCGACTCTTGAGGAAGACTATGGTCTCAGAATAGATTCAACTCCTATCACTCTTCCGGCTATTACCGAAAAACAACGGGAACAACTACGAAAAACTGTGAAAAAATTTGATCCTCTCCTTGACGATTGTCAAGGGGCAATAATGCATCTTGTTGGTATGAGTTATCGGTCTAATGCGGCTAAAGAGGTTTATTGTACTCTTAAAATTGGGGATAAAATTTCCTTAAAACCTGAGCCAGATAATAAATATGACGATACTGCTGTTAAAGTTTTTGCAAAACGTTGCCATATTGGCTATATTCCTCAAAATTATTCAAATACAATTTATTGGTATTGCATTCTGAATAAAATCTGTGGATGCTATGTTATCGAAGAGGCTAATCATAACAGATTAAGTGGTCTCAAATTTGTTCTGTTTGTAAAACCATAGAACTATAATGAAAAGAATATTTTATTTGGTCATCTCAAAAATAATATGTAGTTTTGCAATGCTAAACACTACGAGCGTTTGACGCTTCCGCTGGGTCTCGGTTAAGGCTCGAACATATTCGGGCAATTTTTATGCCCATACATAAACAGCTACGGCTGTCATATCCATACAATCTCGGCTCTGCGGAGTCAACGTTTGTAGTGTTTAGCGACGGGATATGACAGCCGTTTTTCTGTCTCCACTTTTTAAACGCTAAACACTACAAACGTATGAAAAAGAACAAACAAACTGGCCGAGTGGCCTCTGAAAAAGTACGCGGTATCCTTTCGGAACTCGCCGATGCAATCTGCAATGCACAGGACAAGGTTGTCCTTGGCCTTTCCGGCAACACCTTTGAAATCCACCTCGATGGCGGAACAATCAATATCTCCGTCGACATGAAAGGAGGGCAGGCATGAAAAGTATTTATTATATATATCGGGTGACAACTTTTGCGAACACCGGCAAGACACAGAAAGGTCAGATCCTTCAGGAATATGTCAATTTTCTCGAGAATACTCTGATTGAAGGTAAGGGCCCGGTTCAGGCTCTCATTGATAATCTTGTCGATGTAGTCGACCATCTCAACAAGCAGTTCCCCCGCTCGAAAGAATGGCGTGTCACTTCCTCCAACAGTCAAATACATATCGAGCCTAAGGACAGTGCGCGCCGGGCATTCGACTCCCAGGCGCTTGCCGTCATCAATTACGGCCGTGTACGGCAGCAGCTCTCTCCATCGGATCTCGGAGATATGTTCTCCTCGATGGTTGATACATATTCTCACCTTGGCACGAAAGGAGGTAAGAAATGAAACCTTCAACCGCTGATGAGAACAAAGCCATGACCTACGAAGAGAAGATTCAGGCGGTCATCAATGACCCGGTAAATTGCGGACTTTCACCAATGGCCCCGGTGTTGGCCATGTTCCTCCAGAATTTCCGTCCTTTGACTCCGCCAAGTCATTCAGAGCAAAACAGAAACTCCAAGGAAATAGCCATCGCTCTTAAAAATCTCTGTGAGATTTCAATCAATGATATTTCTGCCGTGATGTTATATCTCGGTTTCAGAATGGTCCCGGATCCATACGGTGAATTGATGTGGGCCATGAAGTTTGTTGCCGAGTCCGAGAAGAAGTAAAATCAACAAAAAACATTCATCTTAATCAAAAAAGGAGACAGCCGTGTTTTTTCGGCTGTCTCCTTTTTTGTGAAAATTAAAAAGCGAAAAAAGTCAAGCTATATTTCATTCTACATTGTCTACATTTTCTACATTACAATATACCAATGTTTTAGCTTGTAGAACGCTGTTTACATCATTCTACATCTGTCTACATTTGTAGATTTTTCTTGAAGTCATTCTACAAATTATACATTTTCAGGAGTCAAAATGGCTTTTATTCTACATTTGTAGATTTAGTATTTTATTGATTAGTAAATAGTTATGTCCTTTGTTGGCTTTGTAGACAATGTAGATTGGAGAATATATGTGTATAATTTCTATTTATTTTAATAGTCATTTCTATTATTTTTACTAACTTTACAGCATCAATCAATTAACTATGAGCCGTTTCGTTATTTATATTAACCTACCGAAATATCTGTCGCAGTTCATCCGGCATCATCTCGGCTGTCCTGTGGCCTTTCCGCAGTCATCCAATGAAAATGCCATCATCCGTGCTTTCCTTCAGAAACTGCCGGCCGGAGCTGTGCCTGATGTCATGGCTGATGGTGCTACGCCCATAGTTATTCCTGACTCTGTCTCGAAGCCTCCGGAACAGTTCAATTATATAGGTTCCCGTGGCAAGCGGGCAGTGCAGGAGGCAGTGAAGGATCTGTTTCTCCGTTCGCTTTGGTCCGACATCTCACCGCTCCGTGATTCTCCTGTCGGCCTTAACTCTCTCATCGCTGCATGGTGTGAGGGCCACGGCATAGAGATCGACCAGATTGAAACGGTCCGGCAATGTTACTACCGTATGCGAAAGAATTACCGGGCAAAGGGGATAAATCTCAAAAAAAGTTCACGGAAAAGTTAGCTACAATCGCGTCACTTTTCAGGAAATGCGCACAACTCCGCACAAACTCGCACAACTCCACACAACTTCGCACAACTCTGCACAACTTCGCACAACTCCACACAAAATAGATGAAACAGCTCTTACGCAATATAGTCAAGGTGTCATACATCGATGCCAGGATTCTTCAGGACATTACCGTCATTCCCGGTATGGGCATTTTCCTTGGGGATGATTTCAATTTTATTCCCTTGAAGCTCGTAGGTCTTGGGGGTTGTGAGATCTCATCGGTCACCGAAGACCGTGTCCCGGTGTTCACTTCGGTACTCACATGCCTCCTGTCGGAGGACTTTGACCCTGCGAACCGTCCTCTTGCTTTCCTCATGACTACTTTGCAGGGTGAGCGCTTCCTGCTCGGCACTTCCGAACCTCCCTTTCCGATTGTGACCTCTGTCAGCTCACTTCCGGCAAAGATGTCGGAGCCTTCCGGCTACCGACTGACTGCCCAATGGTCATCAACCCTCGGACTGCTCAGGATCCTTGATTAGCTTCTGCCATAATTTTGTAATCCGTAGATTTTTCATGTTATCAAACCTATAATCGGTATAAGTTAAGGTTTAAAAATCCAGTTTGATTAGAGGAGGCCACTGTCCGGGAGGATGGTGGCTTTTTTTTGCCTTTTAGGTCCGTTTATGATGTCCGGAGGTCATTTCCCGCGTCTTTTTATCCTCGGTAATACCTCGGTAATTTCGCGGTAAATTATTGATTCTATGAATTATCAGCTTACCATTGATGACTATATAGGGCGCTGGTGTTACTCGAAACAGTATGTCCGCAACATCCTTTCCTCCTATAAGGGAAAGCATGTCGATGTAAAGATTACATCCCTTGGGGGAGACCTCGACCATGGACTGGACATCCGTCAGCAGTTTATCGACCATGGAGATGTCACCGTCTATCTTTCCGGCTTCGTCGCTTCGTCCGCAACAGTGGTCGCTATGGGAGCCAAGCGTGTGGTAATGAGCAAATATGCCATGTTCCTTGTGCATAAATGCTCGAATTTCATTGACGCATGGGGCTCTTACAATGCTGACCAGATGCAGAAGCTCATTGATGACCTCACGGCCAACAAGAAGGAAAATGACAAGATTGATGTGGTGCTTGCCAACATGTATGCAAACCGCTGTGGCAAGAAGGTATCGGAAATCCTTGACATTCTGAAGGCCGGACGCTGGCTCTCTGCTCAGGAGGCCAAGGATCTCGGCTTCATTGACGAGATTTCTGAAACGGACGGGGGGACAAAGATCAATTTCACTCCGGAGCTGAAGACGAAGTTCAACGCCATCGGGCTTCCCACCCTTGGTCTCGAACCCGAAGTTGTGAATGACCATGCTCCTGAACCTGAAAAGGAATCCTCAGGACTTTTGTCCCGTATAGTCAATTCGATTTTCGGTGATACGGAAAAGTCACCGGCTGAAGACAACCAATCAGATTCCAAACAAATGAAGAAAACAAACCACTCTTTCAAAGCGCTCTGCTCTTTTCTTGCACTGGAGACAATCACTCCGGACAATGACGGGGATGTCACCCTTACCGCAGAACAGATGGAGCGTGTCAGCAACCGCCTCGCAGAGCTTGAATCCTCTGTTAGCGAGAAGGATGACACCATCAAGAAGCGTGACGAAAAGATCTCGGATCTTACAGCCCAGGTGGAAGCCCTCAAGAAGGCTCCCGGCGACGAGACAAATGACATCGAGGATGAGACCGGCGACAAAACCGACTTCTCTGCCTCGGCAGTGTTCAACGATTTAAAAGCTATTCTCTGATGCCTCAGGAAAACATCACCCCCGGAGCCAAGACAATTGTCACTCCCCAGGAGCTTGCCACCTCGGCTGCTAAGTTCCGCACGGAACTTCTCAAGATGCCCATGCTTGCCCTCGGTCCGGCATTGCGCTTCTTCTCCATCCGAACGGGTATCCGCTACGGTGAGACTGTCGGACAGCTTTCAGGAAGCATGGAGATCGGTCCCCACGACCCCTACCGTGTCGACAACGATGACATCGAAATCGCTGGCCGTACGCTCTACACCTACTTCGGTAGTGCCGTGAAGCGTTTTGACCCGAACACTGTCTATCAGTCCATCTACGGATCCTCAATCACAAAGGGAGAGGGCCTGAAAAACGTCCCCATCGTAATGCAGATTCTTTCCTATCTCGCTGCGAAGATTGGCAAGGGCTTTGCCGAGCACCTTTTCGATGCAAAGCGTAACGAGAAGGGTACAAAGACAGTCGACCTTTTCGACGGTATCGACACCATCACCGCCAAGGAGATTACTGATGGAAACATCTCCGTTGCAAATGGCAACCTCTTTGAGTTTACCGATGCCATCGACTCGACAAATGCCGTCGATCAGCTCGTGGCGTTCTGCCGTGCAGCTTCAGATGAACTCCTCGATTGTGAGGACGGCGGTGACTCGCAGGGTTCCGGTCTCAATCTCTTTGTTCCCCGCAGCATTATCTATGCTTACCGCGATGACTACAAGGCCACTACAGGTCATACTCCCATCTATGACAAGTTCAATCAGACCGTCATCGAGGGCTTCGATAACATCCGCCTCGTTCCCTTTGCCGGTAAGGCGAAGTCGCCGTTCATCCAGCTCTCAACCAGACAGAACATGCTTATCGGTACCGACCAGATGGGCGGTGTCGAGAACATCACAGTCGAGAAGCATCATGAATTCCTCCTTTCCTTCATTGCCACAATGTTCTTCGGCACCAACTATGAGAGCATCAGCCCCGAACGTCTCCTTGTCGGTAAGCTCGCCACAGCATAATGTCCAATCTCTTAAAATGATTAATCATGTTACCTAATTCAGATTGTACCGCTGCGGATCTCTATGAGAGCCTCAAGCATTGCAAAGGACAGAACTCCCTTCCGGGCATCCGCCCTAAGGTGCTGGGCATTCCCAAAACGCACATTGTGTCATTCCCGAAACTTCCCGATCTTGATGCGAAGGACGCGACGATGGCCTCGATAGCCACTTACGACGGTGACTTCGTGCTTGCTGCGGATAAGAAATTCCTTTTCATGGACATTCTTTCTTCATCCTCCAATGTCAAGTCGGATCCGCAGGGTGAGGGGGCTTCAAAGTCGTATCTTATCACGGCTGTCCTCTTCCATCCATCCACAGGTCCCGAAGTGACCGGCTTCTCCCGCATGGTCATCAATGACGACTTCATCTGGCTTGTGCAGCAGCGCGATGGCCGATGGCGTGTCGTGGGCAATGAGATGATGGAGACTGACACTCAGCCCGCACAGGATTCAGGTCAGGCCGTGACAGATTCATCCGGAACCACATTCACCGCGACTGTGTCGGATGTCTGTCCCGCTCCGTTCTATACCGGCAAGGTGCTGACAGAGAAAGGTGTCTACAACTGTGCCACAAATACTCTTGAAGCTGCTGAACCTTGATCTTTACTGCTTTCTTGATTTAATTCCCGGCGCAACCGCAATGCAGACTGCTTGCGCGTTGCGCCTTTTTACTCGCATTATGAATAAATTAGACCCTGCATTAACCCGAAAAATCCAGGAGTGGCTGAACACTCCCGCTCCGGAGCGTGACATCATGGCCGGAGCGACATTATATCTTCAGCTCTCACGGAACCGCGCCCTCTACAACTCTGTGATAAGCAAGCCTCAGAAGTACATGCCTAAACTGGAGTATGAGCTGCGCAAATTCCTCCGCATCCGTCTCGACAAGATGGCCGTTGCGGACATCGTGCGTCTTGAGTCCGAGGTTATGCCGAAGGCTGCAGAGACAGTCGAGCAGTTGCATCCCATTTCAACAGACGATGAACTGCCTGAGGCTACAGTGGCCCGTGGACGTCGTTTCGACCATGACTCCCTTCCGGATGGAATCAAGGAGCTGTGGGACTCCAATGCTGAACGTCATCGCCGTATTGTCCTCTTGTTCAATGAGCTTAAGGGCATGTCGGAAATGGCTCCCTGTGACCGTTATGAGAAATTACGCATTCTGGAGGAACTTGACCGGACCTATCGCTCCAATCTTGCCCGTTACGATGCTTATGTTCTTGCCCCGGTATCTGAGTCGGTATCGATGGAACCGGCTTCCGTTCCGGCTTCCGCTCTCACAGTAGAAGATGTGGCCAACGATGTCCCTGCCGAAGGAGCTGACACCGATGCTGCCGCTGATGAAGCGACTGAATCCGCTCCGGCTGTCGACATCGCCCGGAAGATCGGAGCTGCACGGAAAACGGTATCAGCCACAAAAAAGACTCTTGTGGCCTTGAATCCGGCTGATGAGAAGGCTGCAGTGTTACGCTCCAAGATTCAGGATGCAGTTGATACGGTCCGTGCCCTCGGAGGTGGCTTCTCTCCGGTACAGGAGGAAGAACTGTCGCAACTCGGTATCGTCATGAACTGATATGGCAAAATCCAATGCAACGGCCGGTCTGGTGGGTTTGGAAAAATGTCCGGTGCAGCCGTATTTCTCTAACAGCATTCAGCTTGCCGGAATCATTGAATGGATTCTCGGTCAGACCGGCCCCGCTGACGTGATGATCTCGACCTTTTCTACTTCTGAAGAGTTCCTCCGGCATCTGGTCCGGCTCCGGAAATCGGGGAAGGTCAGAAGCTGCTCACTTTTCTGCGATCTCCGCGCTGCGCGCAAGACTGCCTCACTGTATCATTTCATCAGGGGAGTATTCGACAGCGTGGCGCTCTGCCAGAATCATTCCAAGGTTGTGCTTGTCTCCAACGAGACCTTCAATGTCGCTGTCGTGACTTCTCAGAATCAGACCCGTGGCGACCGTTATGAGGCCGGAATCATCACGACAGATTCTTTTACGTTTTATAACCTCCGGCTCGGCTTTGACAGTCTCGCCGAAAACTCTTTGCCCGTCGATGTGCTTCTCTAAGGAAATGATTGATAAGATAGCCGAATATGCTGCGGATCTTACTCCGATTTCGGAGATGGCTGCTCTCCTTGACGTCGGGGAGGATGAGTTAAGGCTGGCTCTTTCGGACTCTTCTTCCGATGTCCGGCGCGCATATCTCAAGGCGAAGGCTCAGACGGCACACATGCTGCGCCGTCAGGAGATAGAGTTTGCCCGGGTCGGTTCACCTTTGGCCGTTCAGCTCACAGGTGCATACCTCCGTGACATGACTGCTGATGAAGATTTTTAAGACCTATGCCATTACCCGCCATTATTGATATAGCTGAAAAGCATCTGTTCTCAGATCGTGACAAGATGGAGGCTGCCGGACTTCCGGAAGCTTCCATCTCGCATCTTCTGAGGCTCAGGGACGTTTATAATTACTGGATCTCTTTCCCGAACAAGAAGGACAGGGACATCGTCGCCTTACTGCGTTCGCGCTACAGTCTGGGGGATTCACAGGCCCGCAATGACCTTAAGCTCGTCAAGATTCTCCTTGGTAATCTTGAACGTACCACGAAAGATTACCACCGTCACCGGTTCCTGACCATAATCAACCGTGCCATTGAGCTTGCGGAGCTTCAGAACAATCCCGAAGCTATGATAAAGGCTGCTGACAAATATGCGAAATATATGCAGCTCGACAAGGAGGATGAACGTATCAATGTCCTTGATAAGCTTGTTCCGCTTAAGCTTGTGTTTACCGATAATCCTGAGGTCATCGGTATCAAGCGTGTTCCCAATGCCCGTGAGAAGGTAAGGGCGATGAAGGATAAGTATTGGACCGAAGAGACTGTCGATGTCGAATTCGAGGACATCGATGCAAATATGGATGAACTGTTCAGACCTTTGCCACACCATGGAGATGCAGGATAAGGAAGTCTATCTTAACGATGTGCAGTGGGACCTGATGACCGTGGTCCAGGCGCGTCAGACTATACTCGTTGCCGGACGTGCCTTCGGCAAGGGTATGGTCCACGCCCTCTGGAACCGGCGCAATTTTGAGCGTATGCCCGGATCTATCACGGGTATTGTCTCCCCGAATGGCAAGCGCGCCCTTACTAACACTCTGCCGTCAATGCTTGTCCACTGGGAGAACTGGGGACTTAAGCGCAATATCCATTGGAGTATCGGCATCAAACCTCCGAAGGCATGGGGATGGAAAGAACCCATCTTCCCGGTGCAGAACTATGAGAATGTCCTCGCTTTCTGCAATGGTTCCGTCGGATATATAATCTCTCAGGACCGTTCAGGTACATCGAACTCGCAATCTTACGATGCTGTCGATGTCGACGAGGCTAAATTTATCGACTCTGAGCAGTTCGAGAATGAGACAATTCCTGCCCTCCGTGGCAACCGGCAGCATTTCGGTAAGCATTTCTTTCATCATTCCATGCTCATATCGTCCGATATGCCTGTCACAAAAAAAGGATCCTGGTTCCTTAACTATGATAAGAAATGCGACCCTGAGGTCATTGAGCTTATCCGCGGACTGGTCTATGAGATCAATGCAATCAATAAGAAGGTCAGGGAACTTCGGGCCAAGGGTATCAATCCTCCGCCATATCTGCGTGACCATTACAAGAGTCTTAACCGCGACCTGTGTCGTCTCCGTCATGTGGCCGTGGATTACCGTGAGGTATCCACGATTGATAATCTCGTTGTGCTCGGTGAGGCATTCATCCGGCAGCTCAAGCGCGATCTTCCCCCTCTGACCTTTCAGACCTCGGTACTGTGCAAGCGCATAGGCATCGCCCGCGACGGTTTCTATTCCTCGATGACGGAGGAACACAAGTATTCGGCTACAAACTTCTCTCACCTCGATAACTGTGAGTATGATTTCGATAAGCTCAAGGATCAGTCTTCGCTAATGGATGCTGACGTTGACCCGAAGAAGCCTATCTGTGTGGCCTTTGACTACAATGCCAATATCAACTGGCTTGTGGCCGGTCAGCCAAGAGGACGGAAACTGTTTGTCCTTAAATCCTTCTTTGTGAAGTATGAGCGGAAACTGAAGGAGCTCGTGGGTGATTTCTGCAAGTATTACCGTTATCATGCCAACAAACGTGTGGTGTTCTATTTCGACAATACCGCCAAACAGGGCGCGTATGCCGTAGACGATACAACATTCATGAATGTCATCCACAATGCTTTCCGCGCTAACGGCTGGATGGTGACTTTGGTTGACATCGGTCCTGCGATGAACCAGATGGTGAAGCATCTCCTTATCAACCGTATGTTCGCCGGTCAGGCAAAGCTCAAGCCAATGATAAACCGTGAGAACAACGAGGATCTTCTGATTTCAATTCAGACCGCCGGTGTCTACAATGGTAAGAAGGACAAGCGAGGCGAGAAGCTTGCCGAGACTGAGGAGAACCTGCTTGAGTCCAGAACTGATGGTTCCGATGCTTTCGATACACTCTGTATCGGCTGTGAGAATCATCCACGCTCGACATCTATTGTTTCAGTAACATCGTCATTCTGATGTTATGCCCCTGCTTCGGCAGGGAGAGATGTATTTTATTTATATTATCTGAATTGCTGCTTTCGGTTGGGAGAACTGAGGAAAATGGATGTTGTCATCGTATGCCGTTGTCCGGCTTTTGAATCTTGTTTCCGCTTTCGTCCTTTTACGCCGCAAAGTTAATGCCATTCCCCCTTGCGACAAGGATATACGAAGTCCGCCGCCAAAAACTCCATCCCTTACGGGTAGTTTTTTGACGGCGGATCCTTGTCTCCGGACGTGTGAATGGCACTTTCCGGGCAGTGTAAAAGGTAACTCAAACGCGAAAACAAGATTCAAAAGTCAAACAACTTTAACTTATACGATTATGACAACTTCCATTTTTTCATCCTCAGTTCTCCCAACCGAAAGCAGCAATTCAGAATTTGTAAAAGGTTCTCACCGCTCTTCCAATCTTGATAAGTCTTATATGTCGGATTTTGACGATGATTGCTCTCTGGTGAATGAAATTGACCATCGTTATTCTGTCGAGGGCTATGATATGCCTGATTATGACAATGACCGTGAGATTGAGGAGTATTTACACGAACTGGCCATTACTGATGAACTTAATGAATATTACGCTTACATTGACGCGATGGCTGCGCTTGAACCTAAGAAATGTGCTGAAGTGGATAAGGCCGAGGAAGTAATATTTCCTCGCATCCGCAAAAGAGATGCGCGTTTCTACATTAAGCCGATACAGAGCGGAAACGCATCTCATTGGCTCGTGATTGATTCCAAGGACTATTCTTTTGAGGCTCTTGAACTGACCGAACGCGATGCGCTGAACCTCGCGACATCTCTTAACAACCGTATGACATCCGCTTATTAATCTTAGCTTATCTCTTTATGAAATCTTATAATATTCCCATCGTTAAAATGATTTATGTTTCCGATAACTATGACATGCCACAGCTTAAATGTTCCAAGGATGCTTTAAAGGCTTTCCGCAATAGTTATGATGATGGAGAAATAGGAATGCAGGAATTTTTTAAAGTGGCCTATCTCAATAGGGCTAATAAACTGATTGGGATTCATACTATTTCAATGGGTGGCACGGCTGGGACGGTCGTTGACTTAAAGATATTATTCAGTGGAGCATTGACATCAAAGGCAGAATCAATAATGCTTTGCCACAACCATCCGTCGGGTAACAGGAGACCAAGTTGCATGGATGATAATTTGACTAAGAAGATTGTCAGTGCAGCCGCTCTGTTTGAAATGAAAGTGTTGGACCACATAATAATTACTCCTGACCCAAAAGCTTATTATAGCTATGCGGATGAAGGTAAAATTTAATTGATACATGGTAATCTGACCGTGGGAGGTGGTAATTACTGCCTCCTTTTTGTGTTGGAAAAAATTGGCTGTTTTGACCAAAAAAGTCTGTTTATTGGTCAAAATAGCCACTACATATTCCGCTGGTAATTACTTGCATCCGAGCGGTTTTGCGTAGGGCAGTGGGGGCTGAGCTTCGTCAGACCCGCTTGAAAAGCGGGATTTCGCGCGCCTAAAACCCTATTTGCTAAGGGTTTTAGGCGCGGATGAGTGGGATTTCTTTGGAAATCCCTGTCGGCACCTCAATCCCGGCCATGCGATGTGCCTGGCCGTGAGCCTTTTCGGTGCCGACAGGACAGGGGCTTTCGCCCACAGCGGTAATGTTTTTTTCTTGGACATGGCCTTTGGCCTTGTCTTTTTATTCAATGTCTGTTGACTCTACCTTTGCTGCATAATCACAACGTGCAATGGCAGTCACAGTACTCACTTCGATACACCCTCAAATGTTCACTTCGGAACTGTGCGAGTTTGCTTTCAGGGCAGACCGTACGGAAACCGGATTCCGTCTTTTGGATTCCTCCGGAACTGTGCTGCTCGATACGCTGTATTATCCTGCTCTCGATGGCACTGTTACAGTCTATGGTCTGAACCGAATCCTTGACGATGTGATAGGAGATGACGGCCCGGTTGATTTCAGCATCGAGATAGATTCAGAACCGGTAGCCGGATTCAAGGCTTTCAGGTGCCGTGTCGCTGTGGAGTCTTCCGCTGATTCATTTCTTGCAAATCGGTTCATGACATCCGTGACCGGTGAACGTGATACTGCTGTTGGTCGTCATGAGTGCCTGTCTGTCTATAATCCTGAGGCCTTACCGTTGACGGTGACGGCTTCATATCTGTCTTACGACGGGACGGTTGTCTCCAAGGAGTTTGATGGCTTGATTCCTGCCGATGGTTCCAAGGAAATTCATTATTACAATGTTTCTCCAATCAGGTTCAATGACTTCGCGGTGGGAGAGCTTATCGGGTTCGTCGTTCACTGCGGATCCCGATGTCAACGTTACCGTGTACTGATGGACCCACCGCAGCATGACCCTGCTATAATATTCCGCAATGCTTTCAACTGCTGGGAGACAATCTTCCTTTGTGGTGAGAAGGAAACGGATGTAGCTTTCACTCGATCGTCCGCCATGGTCAACGGCCGTTTCCTTAATTATGACCTTGACGAAGTAATCACCTACAAGGCTTCTACAGGCCCGATGCGCTATGGAAGTGACCGTCTCGCCCGCGACCTTGCCCGTTCATCGGCGGTATTCCTGCTTCGTTCTGACGGTACTCCTGGAGAACGGCTGACCATAACCGACTGTGATGTGAAAACTGATAATGCGGATGACACCATCCCGTCATTCTCTTTCACATATCGTAAGGCTTCACTTGTCTCGACAGATTTTGTATCGCCGGAGCCATATAGAATTTTTGACAATACATTCGATCTGACCTATGAATAGACCTGCAAAATGTATCCATTGGCGTGATGCCATAGCCCTCCTTGAATCCGGAATGCCGGTTGACCTTAAGGTCTGGAAACTCAGCACCGGTGACATCCTCGTTTACAAAGGTGTCATCTGCACCGCGGGACACTGGCGTAAAGGAACCCACAGAATCTTCATTCCATCAAGCAGACTGCCGAGGGAATTTAGGGATATAACACTTTTTGAGATAAACGGACATGAAATCATCAGATGACAACCGGGGGGCACGGACCCCTTTCTATGCCGGCGGTGAAATCTTCACCGTCTCTGTTCCTGAGGCTAATGCTCTTGCGGAGGTCTCTGATTCATCCATCGTCTTTGACGAGGATGGAGCGGCCATTGACTCTAAACCGGTTCCGGGCTATGAGGGATTGAAGTACATTCCGTTCGGCTCCTCCGATACACTCCCTTTCGACTTGATAAGGAACATCGGATCCGACGAGGTGCTTTCTCAGAACCTCTTTTTCAATATCCTTACGGCGTATGGTTCCGGATTACGTTATGTTGATCCGGAGACAAAGGAACCCTCTTCGGACCGTGATATCAGGAGCTTCATGCTGCATAATTCCATGAATGAGTTTTTCTTGGAGCAATGCACCGATATGAAGTTTTATTTCTTTGCCGTGGCTGTAATAATCCTCGACCGTGCCGGAAAAGAGATTGTGCAGATCCGTCATAAGGACGCATGTTACTGTCGTTTCGAAAAGGCAGACCGCAAGGGACGCATCAATCATGTTTTCTATGCCAACTGGCGAAAGCCCGGGTCGCTGTCCCGTAAGGATGTAGAGGTTATCACGCTCCTTAATGAAAAGGATCCGCTTGGACATCTGGAGGTTCTGTTGGGAAAGGCACCCGGAGTAGACGGGGTGACACGAGAGCGCACCACTGACCGTAAGTTCGCCATAGTCATGCGCTTTCCCACCCCTGGGCAACGATATTACCCAACCCCTTACTATACCTCACTGTTCCGTGGTGATTGGTTTGATATAAAGCGTCTCATCGGCAAAGGCAAAAAGGCCAAGATACGGAATCATGCCTCTGTCCGCTATCAGGTTGAGATTCATCGGGACTACTGGTCATCTCTCGTCGAGGAGCGTGGACTGGTGGATCCTGAGGACATCAAGGCTATGCAGGTCGAAGAAAAACGCAAGATCCGTGATTTTGTAACCGGTGTCGAAAACAGTGGTAAGGTATGGATCACCGGCTATTATATCGACAGCTACGGAAAGGAGCAGCGCATGGTCCGTATCAACGTGGTTGATTCCGGAAAGGAGGGTGGTGACTGGTCTGAGGATATTCAGGAAGCTGCCAACACTGTCTGCTATGGTACCAATATACATCCTAATCTTGTGGGGGCTACGCCGGGCAAGTCGCAGTCAAATAACAGCGGTTCCGACAAACGTGAGCTCTTCACTCTCAAGCAGAGCCTCGAGACTGCATTCCACGACATGCTGCTCAAAGTGCATGAGGTGATAATCCATTTTAACGGATGGCAGGACAAGGTTGTTCCTCAGGTACCGATTGTCCTGTTAACCACTCTTGATAAGAACACTGACGCGAAGAAGGTTCTTCCAGATGGCTCTTCGTCTGATCCAAACTCCTGATTCAATTATGACAATTACTCAAGAAATTTTTGAACATTTCTGTCCGGTGGCCATCAATCCGGGAAATGGAATATTTACTGCGGTCACCAATGCCTTATCATTGCGCATGGAGTTTGTCAGAACTGTGCTTGGTCCGGAACTCATCGACCGGGTCAATGAGTCCGGCTTCTCCCCTCTGCACACCCCTCTTGATGATTTCGAAGAGCTTTGCCGTGCGGTCGCCCGCTATGTCTGTGTCTCGGCCTTCAATGATTCTGTTCCGCAGCTTGACCTCGTGCTTACCGATACCGGCTTCGGTATCGTGAGCAACGGTAATGTAGCTCCGGCAAGTTCTGACCGTGTTCAGCGTCTTCTTTCCTCCTTGAAACGTGAGATGGATGATGCTTTCGATGATATTCTTTCATCTGCTCGTACTGCCGGAGGATGGTCAGACTCCGAGTATGCACGGCCGTGGTTCAAGTCTATTTTCTGGCGTGGGCGTGATGCAAGGCTCTTCGGTGATCCGATGGCCACAAGAAGCGCCCTCGATTCTCTGACTCCTGTCATTTCTTCCGCAGAGGTACGGCTGAAGGAGCTTGTGTCTCCGGAATTCTTTCAGGAACTGTGTGCATATTGCCGTAACGGAGTCTTTTCACCGGTCATGCAACAGGTGCTTTCATTTGCCAGAAACTATGTTGTCTCTTTGGTCAAGGATGATGGCTCCGTCTCTGTCCACAAACGGATGTTGCTTGGTTTCCTTGAAAAATATCCGGAGGAATTCAACACTTATATAAGTTCATCCGCTTTCCGCGCCAATCATTTCAAACCGTATGAAAACAGAAAAGAAGACCCGTGTTTCTTTTTCGGGTAAAGTCCTTTCAATTGAGCTTCCGAAGTCTTGGCCGGAGCTTACACAGGAGGAACTGCGAGGAATATATGATCTGAAAGCGGAAGTTGAGCCGGATCATTTCATTTTCCGCGCGTTCTGCCTGTTGTCCGGCTGCCGGGTTATTCGTCATGCCGGAGACGGGTTCCTGTGTGCTTTTCCTGTCGATGGTTCAGGAGACGTGCCCTGTATGGTGAAGCCTATTGAGCTTGTCGAGCTGCTTGACCCTCTAAGCTTTCTCATGTCCCCGGGGGATGTGGCTGTCAGGCTCGATTCAATGCGTGGCTGTAGTGCTGTTGACGCTCAGCTCCATGGAGTGAGTTTCGGTGACTACATAACATTGGAGAACTTATATCAGGGCTTCATCGCGTCCCGGTCTGATGCTTCTCTCGTGGCCATGGCACGGAAGCTTTATCCCGGAATTCAGGTGGATGTCCTCTCTGTGGCCGAGCAGTTGAACATTCTCAACTGGTTTGTTCAGTTGAAGACTGTTTTCTCCTCTGCTTTCCCTCATTTCTTCCGTCCTGTCAAGGATGGTGACGGCAATGATCCGATGTCGCCACTTGAAGTGATGAATAATGAAATCCGGATTTTGACCGGTGGGGATGTGACAAAAGAAAAGGTGGTTCTTGCCATTGACTGTTGGCGCGCTCTTACCGAACTTGATTTCAAGGCCAAGGAGGCAACCGAAATGAAGGAACGCATGAATAAGAAGTGACATGGATGCTAAGAATTATTTTGACTCGGAAGCCTATTTCTCCGCTCTGTGCAATTCCAATAAATTTTCGGTGAAGCACGGTTTCCGTTTCTGTACATGCAGTGGTATCGAGCAGCTTCAGGGCCCCTTGCAGAGTTTCAGGGCCACAAACGCTTTCTTTTGCCTCGATGATACCAATGACGGTTCACTGTTTCAGGGAAAGAGCGGGGGTTGGTTCAAAAAAAGGACTTTCACGGTCTTTCTCCTTCATCGTTACGACATGAAAAGGGAGCAGGATAGGATTATGGTACTTCATCGGTGTCGTGAACTTTTCAGACAACTCTGCACACGTCTGCTTATTGATGCCGATGACCTCGAAAATGAGATGGTCTATCTTCATACTGAAAACATTCTTTCCCGTGAACTCGGACAGTATTTTCTCAACGGATGCACCGGACTTTACTTCATGATTGATGTGAGCGAACCGGTGGATCTTACTTATAATGAATCGGAATGGCAGAACTGAGAGATGTCGACAGGTATGTCGATGAATGGACACGCACACAGTTGCTTATATGGAAAGAAAAGATTGAACGCCTGAAGGTGATCCGTTCCGGACATCTCCATCAGTCGTTCTCCGATCGCATTTCCGATTCAGCAGCCGGAAAGACCATTACAATGAAGTTTGCCAGATATGGCATATATCAGGCCCTCGGTGTAGGACGCGGTTACTCTCATGACAATGGCGGGGATCTCCGGATTCTTGATAAGTCATATCGTGAGGCCCATGGTCTCGATAAGCCGAGATGGGCCGGACCTATACCTCCTTTGTATGATTCTTACATGACTTCCGGTAAACCCCGTAAAAAACGTGATTGGTATTCCAAGAAACTTTACATGTCCACTATGGCCATGGTGGAGGATCTTGCCCGCATAACAGGTGATGAAGGCGTGAGGATTATCTGTGAGGCCCTGTCCGATACCCGGAATGCCCTGCGCTGATTGTCTTTTTTCACTGTCTCCGGCGATTCTATTTTTGCATTGCTTTAATTTCTTTCCATGCCAGATATTAAGAATCTATTAAAACAGGCCACCGTTATCCGTGACGAGAAGAAGATAATGGCCAACACGGCTAACCGTGTGGGCTCTCTTCTTGTCGACATCGTGAAGGCCCTTGACCTTCCCGGTGAATACCTCTCCCGCCTGAAAGACGACACGGCCGAGGGTTTGATCACCTTCCTCAAAGGCTTGGTTGCCGAGGGGATTGCGAAGCTCGACGGGGGCGCGACTTTCGGTGATACGATTGATTCGATGCTTGCGGGAAAGGGTACGCTCGTCACCAATGATGGCAGGGTCCAGACGAACCGGCTTGAGGTGAGGGGGTCGGCGATGTTCCATGAGCTGATTGTCAACCGCCTTCAGGCCCTGGAGAACGACATGACGCTTTCGGAGTCCGGGCACATAGAGAAGGCGGTGGAACAGGCCGACGGCACATGGCTGCTGACCCTGCGCAAACGCTGGGACTATGACTGGACCGCCATCGACGAGCATGACGTGATATATGGTGAGATGAACACTCTCCTTGAAGACGGCAGCTATTTCACTGCGTGGATGCGTGTGCTGAGTGTCAACAAGGCTGCCAACACGCTCAATGTGGTGCTCTACGATGACGCGGAAGTCCCCGGTGGCCGGAATTTTCCTCCATGCGAGGGCATGAACGTGGTCCACCGTGGCAACGCCATTAACGAGGCCCGGCAGTCGGTATGGTACATGTCCTCGCGTGAGGGGTGCATCGTCTATCTCGAGGGGGTGACGAAACCTATCATCGATCAGAGCAACTATTACCTCATAATCGGAAAGCTCAAGAGGCTCGACATCTTCTCGAACCTCCCGATCAACTACAATCTGCCCTACATCTATGTGAAGGGTCTGGTGACGGACGTGATCATGAACGCCGGACATCAGGCGAATCCGACATACGAAGTCACATTCTGCGGGACGTGGGATCCGGCAGGGCAGTACATCAGGGATCTCGACAGCTCGACCGGACGTTACCGTCAGGACGAGGTGAGCTATTTCGGCTGCCTGTGGCGCTGCACCGTAAAGGCTGCCACCGTAGGGCGCGCTCCTGGCTGGAACAATCCGGAATGGGTACTTGCCGTCGGGGATCCGGAACTGAAGGTGGGTTTCGAGGAAGGTAACTATCTCTGGCTTGATCCGGACAACATATATGGCACCCTCACAATGAGGGTTACACTCCACGGACAGGACGTGACCGGCGACATCCTTCCTTCCGACATCGAGTGGAGCCGGAAGACGGAGGATGCGGACGGTGTGCAGCGTGTGGCCTCGGATGCCATCTGGAACGCGGAACATGCCGGCACACTCGGTCAGCTTGTCATCACTAAGGCTGATTTCCCGGGTAATCCGATGGACTATCACAATATAGAGTTCCGGTTGAAGGTGACACTGCGCGACGGTGTCGGTCCTGCGGTGACGGCGGAGGCGCGTATGGTGCTCACGGGCATTGTCTGAACGGAAAATGAATTGACAACAATTAAAATACACAACAGGAAATGAAGACAGGATTCATAGCTATAGACCATAAGCCGGTACAGCTCTCGGTTGCGATGGAGAAGGTCGGGACAGTCCCTGACCGCCAGAGCTACAATGCCGACACTCAGGCTTGGTTCCCGGACTACGGACTCTCGCCGGTGGTGTTCCGCCCGAGTGTCAGGGTGCTCGACCCTTCGGCCTCGAAGACCAGGGATGTGAGCGCCGAGCTGACGGATGTCGAATGGACGGAGGTTGCCGACGGGGTGGAAACGCTCGTGACCGGCACCATTCCGGATCCGGCTGACCCGACAAAAAAGAAATACACCCTCACCAATGCTGAAGGGGAGGCTCCGGCACTCGCCCTTAACTCCAACCTCATGCCGCTTGACACCCTGGGCCTCCGGTTCAGCGCGAAGTGGTGGGATCCGGTCTCCGGAGCGGTCTATCCGGTGATGCTCACCTGTTCGGTGCGCTGCACTAACGCCACCCGCAGTGTGCCGGACCTTATTGTCGACTTCGCTGAGACATCGACATGGGATCCCATCTATGAATGGGACAGCGCCGTCATCCCTCTTGCCGTCAGCCTTCGGGCCGGAGGCAAGGAGGTGGACCGCGCGAACGTGAGGCTCATCTGGGAACTGATGGAGGATGACGGCAGTTGGCGTGCTGTCGATGACCTCGACTGGTTCGTCACCGTCCTCGATGACGGATGGACATGCAGGCTTGACCGCAGTTCCATGGGCTCGAGGGCCGATCTCAGGGTCAGGGCGAAGTATGATCCCGATGGCGACCCGGACAGCGTCACGCTTACGGACATCTCGCCGGAGCGGAGGATAACATGTGTCCGTCAGCTCTGCTATTATGACTATGATAGGTTGACACCGGTGGAGATGGCCCCGGGCACACAGAAGATCAATCTGCGCTGCCGAATCCACGGAGACAACGGTGACCTGCCTGATCCGGAGAGGGAACTGGCCGTCATCTGGTACACAGCCACAGATGTGAATGTCCCGGTCTACAAGGAGGTGGCGCGCGGAATGGACGTGATGGTCCCTCTGGGCTCGGTCGGACAGGATGGGGTGATGACAGCGGTCGATGTGAAGGATCGCGGTCACCTGAGGGCCTTGACAGTGAACGGGAAGCTGCTCACCATCAACGGCAAGATCCTGCTTGTGCGGACAGCATAGTAAATATCAATATCAGTAACAATCTAAAATATATCTACATCATGCCTCATTATGTGAAATGTAACGAAAAGACCTACCGGCGCATCGGTGCACCCCTCAACAGAGTAAGGACCAAGGATGGCTGCTATCTGGCGTGGCAGGCTGACTTCACCTGTTTTCCCGAATGGCCCGACATGAATGCCGTGGCTTCCCGCACAGGTTCGCTCCTGCTTCAGCCCACACAGGCCCGCGAGGAGCAGGACGGCAGCGTACTGCGCCCGCTTCCTGTGGCCACGGACGAGGATTTTGTCATGGAGACGGCTCCCGATGACTCCGCCATCGATGATGTGGAGCCCGAAACTCCTGTCGGTCCGGAACAGGCTGAACAAGTTCCCGGGGAAGACATCGCCGTAGATGAAGAATCCGGGACAGACGACAACGTTGACACGGAAGGAGGTGAGGAATGAGTACGGCTACCGGCATAGGTCACGTCAACCTTAACCGCAAGATGGGTTCCTACACGACGGCGCTTGTGCCGTCGGTGGGCGACCTGACCCAGACCTACGACCGTGAGGGCGACAATCCCACATGCTATCCCGACTTCGAGGCTGCCGGTGCTGAGAAACCTCTGCTCAATTTCATCGTCATCAGCTCGCGTGTCGCCCAGGGCACCACTGTCCCCGATCAGGTGAAGTGGTATTTCAACGGTATGCAGATAAGCTTCGGCGCTGACGGCATCTCGACCGGTGCCCTTGAGGGCTATTTCGAGATGGTCACGCCGTCATCGGCCAACAACTACAGGTATCCCGGTCTGAGGGTGCTGAAGAATCTCGTCAAGGTCGGAGCCTACGCACCCATCACTATCAGAGTCGAAGGCCGTGTTATCCTCGGCAACGATTCTGATACACTCCAGGCATCCTACACCATCGACATCAGTCAGGACACCGGCGGCGTGAAGAACGTGGTCAAGGTCGGCGCCGTCAATCCGGCGCAGGGCTTCACCATTGTCGACAAGAACGGGTCGGTGCAGATAAAGGCGGTCAGCTACCGCGAGGGCCGTACCCTCGTGGATCCGGCATCGCTCACCCACAAGTGGTTCCGTCTTGAAGGGGGCGACTGGGTGGAGATCACAAGTCTCGGCGGTCCGGAGGCGATGAGCGGTCCGGGAAATTCAGTGCTTACCGTCCATGAAGGCGATGTGCTCGTGCAGGGCCTCTACAAGTGTGAGGTCTACGAGGACGGTGCCTATTTCGGACAGGACACGGAGAAGGTCGTGGATGCCTCGGATTGCTATGAGATCCAGTTCTTCTACACTCCTGCCCATGCGACAATTTCCGATGACCCGGACGGCTGTCACAGCGTCGAGGTGCAGGTGGCTGTCATAGCGCGCAAGACCCAGGTCGTCATCGTCAGCAAGGAGAAGGCCCGCGCGACATTCACCGTGCTTGATGCTGCCGGTAACCGTCTCAACGAAAGCGAATGTACCACCATCAAGAACTCACAGGCTGTCACACTTGACATGATCTCACAGTCCGACACCGGTGTGGATGTGGCGGTTCAGGTGGAAATCCCTTCAGCTGCATAACTCATGGATGCACCACGCTATCTCAGGGCAGTCGGCCATGTCGCTTTCCGCAAGCAGGGGGAGCCGGGCAATTCGGTGAGGATGGCTGAGACGAATGTCCGCAGCTTCGACCTTTCCGAATGGCAGGATTTCCATGACGGTACCTATAATGACCGCCACTACTGGAGTGACATACGCAACGCGCAGTCCTTCCGCAAGGGGGACACGATCATCATTCCCGGAGTGGTGGCCGACAAGGATAACGCTGCATGTCTTTCGTACTGGACCGTAGATAGTGTATCCGGGACCGTGGTCTATTGCTATGCAACGACAACCTTCATCTTCAGTGAGCCGGGGACTCCGGGCAATGACGGTGACGATGCAGTGACATACGCCATCGAGACATCGGAGGATGCCGTCAGGCTCGATTTCGAGGGCTTCGTGTTATCGATGGGGCTTGAAGTGTCGGCCTACCGGACTGTTGGCTCACGGCGCTCGGGCAATATCCTCGGGAGTGCTGCGGAACTCCCGGGATATTACGCCCAGTTCACAATCAACCGTGGCTATTCATGGGTTGAGTGCATGGAGTTCACGGAAGGTACGCGCAAATTCTACGGAGTTCCGGAGGAATATATCGTCAGTGCCAACGACGGACTTCGCATCAGGCTCTGCTCACGGGAAAATCCTGGTGTGGCACTCTGCACGAAGGGTCTGGGCGTGGTGATGGACGGTGAACCCGGCGAGAGTATCACGGGTCCCCGCGGTCTCTACATCCCGCAGCCACGTCTGTGGGAGGACTATCCGGAAGGATATATCTTCAAACAGGGCAAGGCCGGGGAGGACCGTCAGGATCTCGTGCTGGTGAACTACGGCGACAGGATCTATGCTGTCGCCTGTCGGAAGTCACATGTCAAGAATGCTGACTACTATCCATATCCTCCGACTGAGGTTACAGAGGCATATTGGGAAACGGGTATGCAATGGAACATCATCGCCACCCGCATCCTCTTCGCGGAGCTCCAGTATGTGAGGAACCTGATGGCGGAGTACATCCACATGGAGGATGCCGACGGCAATCTTCTCTTCGAGGTGTATGAGGGGAATGTCAGGGCCAATACCGGTGAGTTCCGCAACGTGAAGGTGTCGACCGGCGATGACGGCCGGCGCATCGAGCTTGACCCGGAGTCGAAGGCCGTCAGGATCTACGATGCGGACGGCAGCGAGTGCGCGCGTCTCGACGGCTCGGCCTACACGGCTGACTCTGTGATGCCGAAGGGGACTTTCGACCTGAAGCCCTCGGGGACGGCGGCGACCACCGGTGTGACGCTACGCGCCCATGATGCTTCGGCCGAGATGACGCAGAGGGTTACGGCGGAGGCTACAGCCGGTTCGCCCGTGGCGGAGAGTATCGGCAAGGTGCAGATGAAGGTGAGGGCCTCTGTGGAGATGGATGCCTCGGCCGCGGTGGCTGCCTTCGGTCCGGCTATCCCTGATTCGACGGTCATGAAGCCGGTGAAGATGAAGAGCGCTACCCTCTACTGCCGTCTTGACACATGGGTGAAGGTCCTCGATGAGAAGGGGGCCGTCGTGAAGGACGAGGCGGGCAAGGATGTGGAGCGCGTGGCCGAGTCGCACCGCGTGGCCATCGCTTCGGCTGCCGAGACCATCACGGGAGAATGGACTTCGGGGACGGTGACGAGGGAGATTTCGCTGTCGGTTCCGGAGGGACGCACTGAGGTGGGCTTCGAGCTTGAGGCTTCGGGCGCGCCCGCTACGGCACATGCCACGCTCCAGTCGGCAAGGTTCGTGTCGGACTCGTTCATGAGCCGCTATTTCTCCAACGGTTTCGCCCTGGTGAAGAATGCGGCGAACTATCTGATTGCCCTTCTCGAAAAGGACAGCCGGAAGGAGGACGTGATGCGTCTGAGGCTCGGCGGTGAGTTCATCGCCGACGGGGTGCAGCAGCCGAAGGTGGTCTATATGGGCAAGGTGACGGATACATCGAACGACGCGTCGGCGGCTCCATCGCTCACCCATCTCACACGCCCGACGGGAATCACTGCCGTGCCTACCATAAAGAAGGGTGCGACCTACAAGGAGGGCTACACGCTGACCTTCCCTGCCGCCTACGGGCTTACGCCGGAGACGGCGATCGTGGAGGTGGCGGGTGTCGGTCCTATTGCGGGGAGCACCGATTCTCCGGCGAAGGCAACGGAGAAGTCGAGACGTGCCGGTGATGACGGGAGCCTCGTGGTGACGGTGTGGGTGAGCGACGATGCTTCGCCGAACTATGGTGGCTTTCAGATCAAGATTTCGAAAGTATAGAGATTCACTTCAAGTATAGAGATTAAAGTATAGTGTATAGTGACAACTCAAAACTATCAATTCAAAACTGACAACTAACAACTTAAAATAATATCAACTATGTCAACAACAAACGACAGGACACAGGAGCTTTCGAAGGTTCCGAAGGTGACGGCGCTTCCGGAGGGGTGCTCTGTGGCCATCATCGACAAGAGCGGTGCGGTGCTTGAAAGCATCGAGGCCGACAAGTTCTTTCAGGCCGTAAGGGATTCGATTCAGATTGGCGGAAGGAATCTGCTGAAAGGGACATCTTCTGAATGGAAGCCTCAGGCTGTATTAAACACAGCCTATACTGCTCCCCTCATACATATCAAAGATTTAGGACTTAAAGCCGGGGATAGGGTAATTCTATCAATGTATATAAAACCTTCCACTGAAGGTAAAAAATTACGCTCCCGTATCGAGTTTTATAATTCCGATAGTAATAGAAAATCAGTATGCAGTACGGAAGTGACAGATGAAACAGAAATCTGTCTTGTTTCCGGTGTGATACCTCCAAATTATAATTATATCAGATGGGGTATTGATGCAAATCTGTCAGCGGATTTACAGTTAGGTACTACGACTGAATATTACCGATGCCTCAAACTCGAAAAAGGCAACATCCCGACAGACTGGTCTCCTGCACCGGAGGATATAGTTGCGGGGGGGGTAATTCGTTGGTTTGCAGATTATTGCAAGGTATTGTCGGTGCCGTATCCCCGCAGCCGTCACAGAATGAGAACTTCAAAGAAATCAATAACTGTTTAAACTGAAAGGAATATGGCAACAACAAACGACAGGACAATCGAAGCGAACGGCGTTGCGACCGTGACCGCTCCGGCAGAGGGCGCGAAGGTAATGCTGCTTTCGCCCTCGGGAGCGCTCACCCCGGTAACGATGGAAAGGCTTGCAGAACTCGTCAGAGGTACATTGCAAGTGGGTGGCAGGAATCTGCTTTTAGGAACAACGGAAGCTAAAGAATTTCCTAATTCGCGCTCTCAGTATTACACCAAGTCATTCAACACTCTTGATCATAAGGGCGAGGAATTTACGCTCTCTTGTGACTATGAGTTGGAAAACGTTGTTCGTGGAACCAAGAATGGATTCATAGGTCTGCAATGGCCGGTTGAACAACGTTCGGGTTGGCAAGTCTATCTGAACTGCAATATTTATGCGCCTGAAAGTGGAACTCTAACACAGAAAGGACATCTGACCGCAAAGATGGCTATTCCAACCACCGGTGAGATCATAGATGCTCACGTCGCTGTAGCAGCAAACATCCAATCGGGGACAGCAAGAATATTCAATGTCAAACTTGAACGTGGAAACGTAGAGACCGGATATTCCATAGCACCCGAGGACATCGCCGACCTGCTCACAGAAAATCGGGGGGGGTAAAATCCACATTCCCAACGCATTACACTTTGCACCCTCTGCTCTCAGAGGAGAAAGGAGGGTTGCAGCATGAGCGACAGGACGACTATAGCAACCAACGCATTTCTGAAAGGTTTGCTGACAGATGCAGTAGTGGACAGAGGATCTATAAAAGATGCCAACGAGGCAATCGAGGCAGGGGTGTATATGATGGACGGGAATTCTTCCAATCCAACCCAGAATGTTCCAACCCTTCAAGGTGTCTTGATAGTATTCGCTCATGGAGCCACGAAAGTACAGATATATGCGAGTATCAACAATTCATGCGCAATGTATTTTCGTCTCAACTGGTATGGAACAGGATGGCGAGATTGGATGAAAATCACGTCAGCCGCTGTAACCGCATAGCCCGCAGAAAGGAGGTGGTTGCTGCATGAGCGATAGAGTGATTGAGGCAACAGCCAATATTCTAAAGCCGTTGTTGACCGGCGTGGTAATGAAACAAAACATAATCAGGGATTGCAATGAAGTCTTGACCGCCGGAGTCTATTATACAGCACTAAATACGGCCAACCGACCAAATGGATTGTATGGGTATGGGACATTGGTAGTACTGGATGGGAATATGTTCATCTCTCAGATATACATTCCTCATTATCTGCAAGGCAATTATACTATGGCGACCCGATGCTGGTACAAAGGTGAGTGGAAATCATGGTATGCTTACGGTGGAACTCCCGTCTCCGCAGTTGCTCCGGCTACCGAATAAAATTCGACCGGCCCGCTGCATCGCTGCATGAGGACCGGCCTTAATGAAAACAATTATTGATTGTTCTGCAAAATTAACAATAACCAATCAGAACGGCAAAAGAAATGAAACATTTGAAAGAGGAATTCGACAAGCTGACCATTAAGGATGTGCTTGTCTATTCGCTGGCCATCGTCAGCATCGTGGCGGCGTTCGTGCTTCTGTTCCTCGGACTGTTAATCCCTCCCGAAGGTGAAATCCATGATTCAGTCCTCACGGCCTACGGACTCACATTGCTGTTTGTCGGGTCGTTGCTCGGCATATCAATGCGCATCGAGAGCGAACTCAACAAATTCAAATCATCCATCACCGAGCGTGTCGACGCTCTCACAAGAAAGTCACTATGTTTGCATCAGATTAGCTGACGGGGCGCACAACGGGGGAGGGGT